ATAGCTATTGGTTTTGTTAAGGTTTATGACATAGATAATACAGCAACTACAATTACAGCATACAAGCAATATACTCGTAAAATAGTGTTCACAGAATATCCAACAAATACAGTACGTTTAAATTCAGGTTATCAGGTTCAATTCACAGCAGGAATCGCAAGCAATGCAAGCACCACGCCAGCAGATATAAAAACAGTCGTAAAAGAAATTGTAGCTTATTTTTATGATAATTGTTGTGACCGTAATTTAGGGCAGATATTACAAAGCATATCAGGGTATATTAATGTTTTTCACTTGGCTTATCAATAATGAGCAAATGTAACGATTACACCAAGATAAACTTTACAAAAGAAGCTAAACACACCATTACTGTGCAAAGCGTGGCGGAGAATTCTGATAACATGGGGGATTATTCTGCCATGTGGTCTAATTTAGCTACAATGAGAGCTATTATAAAGCCAATGAGACAATTCGAGAGAATACAATATGGCAAAATGGACAGCGAAGTCACTCACGAAATTATCGTCCGTTATCAGTCTATTTTTAGCAATCCATTAACAAGCGTCAAATACAGGATTATGTTTAATAGTCGTCAATTAGAAATAAAAGAAGCAATAAACTTGTTTGAGGATAATGTTTATGTTAAGATTATTGCGAACGAGGTGCTGTCGTGATTAAAATGACACTTGATTTATCTAAATTTACAAAATCATTAAATGATTTATCTAATGGTTCGCAACAAGAAGCTAAAAAAGCGATTGCTAAAGTATCATATAAAATTGAGGGTGATTGTAAATCGAATATATCTAGTGGTTCACGCAGTGGACGGATATATAAACGAGGCAAATCCCGCACACATCAAGCATCAGCACCAGGGGAATTTCCTAAAACTGATTATGGTGATTTGGGTGCAAATATCAAGGCAGAATTTAATTTTAGTGGGCTTGAATCTACCGTAGGGTCGAGAGCATCAGCACCACATGGATTCTGGTTAGAGTTCGGAACACCAAAGATGCAACCTAGACCATGGCTATCTCGCACGATAAATGAAAATAAGAAATTCATTGAACAAACTTTTGATGATGCACTAAACAATATTGCAAAGGATTTTAAGTGACCGATATTACGGAATATGTAATTAATGCCGTTGTTGCCCGTTTGAAAAGTCAAGTTTCAGACGTGACGGATCGTGTTTATTTCGAACCTCCGCAAAAAACAATATTCCCTTATATCCAGTTTAATTTTACAGTTGAAGCATTACCAATAAAAGACAGAGATGCTTTGAATTATATAATTACATTCAATACTTATGCACAGCGTGGCAGTAATGGTGCTTTAGTCGAAGCAACACGCATAGCAAAAAAAATATATGACGCACTCGATGGCTACAATTTGTCATTATCGCAAGGGTCTGCTTATTCTTGCACGCATGATGGATTTTCAACTGCTTTCACAGCAGAGGACGGTCGGACAGTGGTTCATGTATCAAGATTTAAAATTTTAACAACCAATTAAGGAGTTCGATTGTGACTGTTACATCAGGAACATTAATGATTTTAAAATTGCACAACGGTACAAGTTATATTGCCGTTGGTGCATGCACATCTCACTCATTCACGCAAACATACAGCTCTGTGGACGTATCAAACAAAGATAGTGTATGGACAACACTTTTAGATGGCGTGGGTAAAAAATCAACGTCTATCGAAATGAGTGGTTTCGTTGAAGCAAACGGAGATGACGCAGGTTTTGAATTACTCAAAGCGATTGCAGACTCAGCAACATCATCACAAGAACTATTTGAATTAGTGCTTGGCGATGGTGAGAAAATAAGCGGAACGTGTGAATTAACATCTTTTGCAGTGACAGGAGCAGACGCACAGGGTACAACATACACCGCATCATTTGTCACATCTGGGGCAATAACAAGAGCATCGGTGTAATCTATGAAAAATTATTTTGAATTTACTTTTGGCGATAGAACGGCTAAGGCTTATAAAACGCTTGAGAATGTTTATGAAATTGAAGCAAGCGGGATAAATCTTGCACAGATATTTTTAAATATTGCGAATGGTAAAATCTTATCATTCACGGACGCAAGAAAGATTCTTGATTTGTCCATTAAAGCGGATATAGCTGATTTCAAAGAGCGTGCTAAATTCGTGCATGATTATTTTGAAAGCAATAGATTTAAATCGTGTGACGAGGTTTCATTATTTGTTTTGGAGTTATGTAGAACACCGCAAAATGATGATGATGCAGGTGAACCCGTAAAAAAGTAGAAAGCGAGTCGAAAGGCTTGCCTTTTGATTCTTGGAGTGGGTTTTGCTATACGGAATTAGGGTGGACACCAAAGGAATTTTGGCAATCCACTATTTGGGACGTGGTTTCTGCCTTAATGTATTTTAATAAGAAAAACACGCCCACAAAAAATAAAGTCAATAAAAAAGAATTGACTGATTTTTATAAAAATATGCGGATAAAAGGTTTAGTGTAATGGCAGTATCTCAAGAATTAGTTGCTAAGTTTAAAGCTGATACCGCAGATTTTACAAATAAAATCAATAAAGTTAAGCGTGACATAGATTCAGTCGGTGCAAGCGGTAAACAAATGGGTAATGACATTGAGGCAGGTGCTAATAAAGCATCTGATGCAATGTCAGTTATGTCAAATCGTGCGTCAATGGTGGCGAGTGCAATCGGGACAGCAACTATTGCGGTAGGTGCATTCAGCATAAAAGTAGGTTCTGATATGGAATCTGCTACTAAACGTATCGAGGGAATGCTCGGTAGTGCTGAAAAAGCCAATTTCGTAATTTCCGAATTGAGAAGCGTAAGCTATGAAACAGGTGCTTCTATTATATCTTTAGCTGATTCTTACGGTAAACTTGCGACATTCGTGGAGAATGGTTCTGTATCATTACAAGAATCGTTGGACTTGCAGAATGGTTTGACACGTGCAGCAACGGCACTTGGGGCAAGCGGTGAGCAATTATCTACTGTCATGTATGGACTAGCACAGGCTTTAGGGTCTGGCACTGTTCGAGCTGAAGAGTTTAACCAAGTTACAGAGCCTTTGCCTGGTATTATTAACCGCATGGAGGAAGCAACAGGGCTGGCATCGGGTGAATTGCGTCAAATGATTAATGACGGCTTAATCACATCGGATATGTTCAAGGATATATTGATTCCTGCATTGCAGAGCTTTGAGTCACAAGCTGAAAAAATGTCCAGTACATTGAAAGCACAAGCAGGCATATTAAGTAACACTTTTATTTCTATTGGTGAGGAAATTTATAACTACCTAGAAGCACCACTAGCAAGTGCGACGGCACAGGTGAATAGATTTTTACAATCTTTTTTAAGTGCGAAAAGAGCATCAAAAGAAGAGCTATCCACAAGATTATCTGCAATTAATGCACAAAGAGAAAGTCTTTCAGGAAATAATTTGGGTCGTTATGCAAGTAAAAAACATCAATTATCCTTTGATTTAAGCAACAAACAACAAGAAATAATGAGTGCATTATTTCCAATTGGGGATTTTGTTGATAGTACCGAAAAAAACAAACCCACAACTAGCCCTGCTTTAAGGTCAGCAATAACCAAATTAAAATTTGGTGGTGGCGGTGGTGGTGGTGGTGGTGCTAAGATGCGTGCAACACGAATAAGAACGCCACGCATTGTAGAAGAAAAAGAAGAGATACCGTTATTTAAAGAAGAGATAAGGGATTATCAAGAGGATTTAGGAAAATTTAGCTTAGAAGCAACAAAAGAATTTGACCTTATTGATACCGCATTCGGAGATATGAAAGACAGCATTATATCAGGATTTGTCACAATGTCATCATCTGGCAAGGCATCGTTTAAAGATATGGCAAGGTCAATGATTCAAGACATACAGTCAATTATTACCCGTACATTGTTGATGAAAGCAATCGCAGGAATAGGCAGTGCTATAAGTGGATACTTTGCACCTGCTGGAACGCCAGTCTCAACAGGCGGTTCTGGTGTTGGTTTTGGTTCTTATGGTGAGGCGGGATTCTTATCAGGTGCAAGAGCGAATGGTGGGGCAGTGCAGGCTAATAAATCATATCTTGTAGGAGAGCGTGGTGCCGAAATATTAACCATGGGTTCAAGTAACGGTTATGTTCATAGCAATGAAAAATCTTTCGGAGGCGGTGGTTCTATGGTAGTTAATATTGATGCAAGAGGAGCGTCAAACGGTGTTGAACAAGATATCCGCAGGGTTATGCATGAAGTGCAAACATTAAAAAAGCAAGTGCCTAATATAGCAATATCTGCTGTGCGAGAGCAAAATTCACGTAGTTCAGGGTTTCTAAAATGACAATCACATATCCCCTTACATTCCCAACCACAATAGGATTAACGGACAGCAATTTAAAAATGCGTACCAGTGTTTCTGTGAATGAATCGCCGTTCTCGTTTACCCAACAAGTTTATAATTGGCAGGGGGAGCGGTGGGAGATTGATGTTGTATTGCCTTTAATGAAGCGTGCGGTTGCAGAACAGTACAAATCTTTTCTTGCAAGTCTTAAAGGTAAATTTGGAACTTTTTTAATGTATATTCCAAGCTCACGAGAGAATTTAGGGAATTACCTTGATACATCAAAGCAATTACTTACGATAAGTGGAGACGATATCACAACCATATCAGGGGTGGATATATGGACTTCTGTTGGAGAGCCTTACTGCATATCAGGATTGGTCGGGAGCAAGGCATTAACGCTTAGTGGTATGGTAGCTAGCACACCAGGAGCTTTAAAAGCAGGTGATTATTTTCATATCGGAACTGGTTCTAGTACAAGGCTTTATAAAATATTAAAAGATGTTAATAGTAATTCTAACGGTGAAGCAACGATAGATATATTTCCTGCATTGCGTCGTGATATCATACATGGCGAGCAAATAGAGCTTGAACAGCCTAGAGGATTATTTAGGTTAAATTCAAACGTGACAGAATTTCCTAGTGATTATAATAACTTATTTTCTTTATCATTTTCGGCAGTAGAGGCAATCAGTGGGACGTGATTTAGTTACAGCATACCAGGATGAGGTTGACGGATTATCGCTAAATCCTGCCATATTTGTTCAATTCCAGTTTGTAGACGGTAATTTAAATCTGTGGAGTGGTTATAACGATATTATTTGGAATAGTCAAATATTCGTGGGGAGTGGTAATGTGCTTGCTGTGGATAGAGTAGAGGAAACACAAGAGTTTCGTGCAACGAGCGTATCGTTTAGTTTAAACGGCATTAATAGTGCTTTGATTGCATCAGCCTTAACGGCTAATTATCAAGGGCGACCTGCTATCATGTGGTTTGCAGTTATGGACAACAGCAGAAATATTATTGCAACGCCTTATCAATTATTTAAAGGACGCATGGACATAATATCGTTCTCGGATAACGGTGATACAGCAGATTTTAACATAAAATGTGAAAGTAACATTATTGATATTCGCAAAGCGAGAGAACGCAGATACACTCCAGAAGACCAGAAAATAGATTATGAAGATGATAGAGGCTTGGATTTTATACCAAAAATTCAAGATATTGAGATTGCTTGGGGATAACATGGAATTATTGCAATTAACATCAAAGCAAAAAATGTTCGGATTGCGTGGGCTTTGTAACGAGTTTGCAGAAAGTATCAATAAAAATCTTGACTGGAAGCATTGGCATAAAGCAGTGGGTGGGTTGGTTGACAATAAAATTGCAGAATGTTGGGTTTTAAATGATGATAAAGAATATATAGGAATGTTAGTGTGGAGTTATTTTCCCTGCCTTGTAACACAGGAATTATCAGCAACTGAAATATGTTTTTATACCAGTGAAAAGGCAAGGGGGCATGGCATGAAGCTATTAAATAAAATGATTGAAGTGTGCAAAGAAAAGAAAGTTATCAATGTAAATATGGCACATTTTGCAGGGAATGAAAGAATCGGTACAATGTATAATCGAATGAATTTTATTAAATCAGAAATATCATATACTTTAAGATTGGGGGAATAAATGGCTTTAGTTACAGCAATATCGGCAATCGTAGCCGCAGTAGGAGCGTTAGCTACATACGGAACGCTTCAATCTGTAATAATTGCAGTTGCCTTATCTCTTACATTATCTTTAGCAACCTATTTATTAGCACCCAAACCACAAAAGGGGGGGCTTACAAGTTATGGCGATGGCGATTTTACAAGGCAATTTAGGCAACCAACACCAGAGCGAACGTATGTTTATGGTGAATGTAGGGTATCAGGTGCTATTGCTTTTATCGGTTCAACAGACGATAATAAATATTTACACATGGTTATTATATTGGCAGACCACGAAATAAATGATATAGGCGAAATTATCATTAATGACCAGTCAGTGCCAAAAGATTATTTAGACAATGACGGAATGGTGAACGCTGGGGTTTATGCTGGTAAAGTACGCATAAAAAAGCATTTAGGAGCGACAAACCAATTAGCAGACAGTGATTTAGTCAGCGAAGTTTCAGACTGGACAGATAATCATAGGTTGCAAGGTATTGCTTATATTTATGCACGCTTAGAATTTGATAGAAATATTTTTACATCAGGAATACCTAATATATCAGCGTATATAAAAGGTAAAGAGATTCTTGATCCTCGTGACAACG